GGAATTAGAGAACGACTACATAGTAAGTATAAAGAAACAAAGAAACACAAGAAGCAATATGCAGAATAGTTACTATTGGAAATGTATCGTACAAGGACTAGCAGAAGAACTAGGATATTTTCCTGATGAAATGCACGATGTACTTCCTATTTTATTTATTGCTATTTGGTTATCGGAATATGAAATGATAAGTATTAACGATAACCAAATAGCAATAAATAAAATAGGAAGTACAACAGCACTTAACACAAAAGCCTTTGAAGTATATACAGAACAAATAAGAGTATGGGCTATGACTGACTTGGGTATCAGACTAATGCTTCCAAATGAATACGAGTAATTTCTATTATATAATATGGAAACAGAACAAAAGAGGACACAGGAAGGTAAAAAGAAGCTACTAGCTGCACTAGAAACTTCACTAGGTATAGTAACTGAAGCTTGTGAGAAAGCAGAGGTAACAAGAAGCCGACATTATGCTTGGATGAATGAAGATGAAGAATACAAGAACGCAGTAGATAATATTGATAGTAAGTTTATTGACTTTGCTGAAACAAGTCTAAAGAAACAAATCAAGGAAGGTAATACAACAGCTACAACTTTCTTCCTAAGAACAAGAGGACGTAAGCGTGGTTATAATGAGAAGCAAGAAATAGATTTAACTTCAGGAGATGAAAGAATTAAAATAAATATAAATCTTGGAGATTAATCCTGAATTTACACCTAAACAAAAAGAGTGCTTAAAGTATCTATTAGACAATAAGACTAAAGAGGTTTTATTTGGAGGAGCAGCAGGAGGAGGTAAGTCTTGGGTAGGTTGTAGCTACTTAATTACTATGTGCCTAACATATCCAAAGACTAGGTACTTAATGGGAAGGTCAAAGTTAGATGCTTTAAAAAAGACTACACTAAATACATTCTTTGAAGTATGCACCGAGTGGAACTTAAAAGCTATTAAAGACTACACGTTTAATGGTTCAAGTAATGTGATAACCTTTTACAATGGTTCTGAGATAATACTAAAGGACTTGTTCTTATACCCTTCAGACAGAAACTTTGATAGTCTAGGTTCACTAGAAATAACAGGAGCTTTCATAGATGAGGCTAATCAGATTACTGAAAAGGCTAAGAACGTAGTAGCATCAAGACTAAGATATAAGTTAGATGAGAACGGCTTAATACCTAAGATGCTTATGACTTGCAACCCTGCTAAGAATTGGGTTTATTCAGAGTATTACAGACCTGCACAAGACAATACAATAAAACCTTACAGAAAGTTTATTCAGTCTTTAGTGGTGGATAACAACTACATCTCTAAGCACTATGAAACTCAGCTATCTCAATTAGATGAACTAAGTAAGCAAAGACTTCTATTTGGTAATTGGGAGTATGACGCAACTGATGACAGCCTTATAGATTACAATTCTATTATGGGAATGTTTAGTCAAAAAGGAATAACAGGAGAAAAGTATATCAGTTGTGATGTTGCACGATTTGGAAGCGATAAGACAGTTATAATGTTATGGGAAGGCTTACACCTTACTTATGTGAGAACTATCCTTAAATCGGCTGTAAATGATGTTGTGGACGAGATTAAGAAACTACAACAAGAAAATCAAGTAGCTTTAAGGAATATCATAGTAGATGAGGATGGAGTTGGTGGTGGAGTTAAAGATTACTTACGTTGTCAAGGATTTACAAATAATGCTAGAGCTTTAAAAGGAGAGAACTATCAGAACTTAAAGACTCAATGTTATTACAAGTTAGCAGATGAAATAAACAAAGGACAAATTGGTATAAGTTGTTCAGACGTTAATACTAAGAATACAATAACAGAAGAACTAGAACAAGTAAGAATGAAAGATGCAGATAAAGATAACAAACTACAGATAATTCCTAAAGATACTGTTAAGGCTATTCTAGGGCGTTCTCCTGATTATGCTGACGCTTTAGCAATGCGAATGTATTATGAGATAGATAAGAACGTGGGAAGGTATTATGTGCAGTAAAAAAAATCGTTAAACTAAAAACAACTTATTTCTATTATATAGTGTATGAAAGTCAAAATTAAAAAAGATGGTAAAGTAGAATCGTTCAGTCTAATTAACAATTGGAGTGATGTTACATTAGAAACTTGGTTAAAAATTATTGACTTTGAAACAGGAACTAAGACTGAAGAAGCTGAAGCAACATTAGCAGCACTATCTGACATTCCTAAACGGTTGGTTAAGGAACTAGCTTTATCAGACGTAGCAGTCATTATGTCAAAGATAGGAGAACTTCAAGCTAAGCAAGACACTAAGCTTAAAAGGATTATAACTATCAATGAAGTTGAATACGCTTTTCATCCTGACCTTTCAGAAATTACATTAGGAGAGTATGCAGACATTGAGCAGTTTATAAAGAATGGAATAGATAAGAACCTTCCTGAATTGATGTCGGTACTTTATAGACCTATCAAAATAAAGAAAAGTGATACACTATATATTATTGAACCGTATGATGGTGATATTCGGCTCAGAGCAGAAGAAATGAAACAGATGTCGGCAGAACAAGTTCAAAGTGCTTTAGTTTTTTTTTACACTTTAGGGAAGGTATTGTCCGAGACTTTGCTATCATTTTCGATAACTCGGCTGAAGGAAACGAAAGTGCAATAGCTAGTGAAGACTTTGCCAGTAAGTGGGGATGGTTCGGAGTAATGCACAGGTTGTGCGGTGAAGATATTAGTAAATTAGAAAGTATTACAAAGCTCAACTTGTTAGAGTGCCTGACTTGGTTAAGTTATGAAACAGATTTGAACTCACAAAATAAAGTAAAAAGAAATGGTTAAAAATAAAAGCTATAATAATGTCGTTAATACTCTTTTAAGACTAGGGGAATACCACGAGCAAATAAGTACAACTTCTGTAGGGGATATTTGGCAGATAGATTTAGGAGATAAGAATACTAAGTTTCCTTTACTTCATATCAACCCTACAAATGTAACTACTGGAGACAGTCAGCTTGTCTTTAACTTCCAAATCTTCATTATGGATATGGTAACAGAAAGAACTGAATGGACTACAAACAATGCTTCAGCTGATTTCACTAAGTTAGTAAAGACTTTAGATAACGAACAAGATGTCTTAAATGAAACACTTCAAGTATGTACTGACTTTATAGGAATGCTAAGGCATAGTTCTAGGCAGTCTTTAGAAGGGGTGAATGATATTAATCAACCGATATACTTTACGCAAGACCAATTCACTATAGAGCCGTTCTCTGAAAGGTTTGACAATCTTTGTTGTGGTTGGGTATTTAATATTGGAGTATTAGTACAGAACGACTTTCAGACTTGCGATATTCCTGTCAGTTCAAATGGAGCAGGGTATTAATGAAGTTTAAGATTTGGAAACTAGAAATAATGATAGGATGGAAAAAATTTAAAATAACAATTAATTTATAAAATTATGGCAGACTTAGTAACAACAATTTCAGAAACAGTAACACTTAACGGAAGTTTAAGAGGCTCTGTTAATTCAGTAACAACAACAGGTATTAATGACGTCTTTGAAAGGATAGTAACCTGCACAGCAAGTGTAGTAACTACTGTAGCGGTCTTTGATACATTACCTTCAACTTCTCCAGGAGCTATTGATGTTGATAGGACTAAATACGTTAGAGTAACAAACTTAGAAACGGCTGTAGACATTGAGTTAGCAGTTCAGACTACTACTTCAAGTTATACTGTAACTATAAGAGCAGGAGGCTCACACATTCTTTATTCAGGAGATGTAATTGCTTTAGGTGAAGTTGGCGCTCCTACTTTTGGAACTATGTTAGACTTAGCTTCTTTACAAGTACAACCAACAACAGCTGTTACAGCTAGAGTTGAAGTATTCGTAGGAGTAGAGTAGTGAAAACTGACAATATAGAAAGGTACTTAGAAAGCTTTGGACGGCAAGTGGTTGCTCAGTCTAAAACTACTCTTAATTATAAAAAAGGAGATAAGACTAAGTTAGAAGATTCCATCTCGTTTAAAGTAATTACTTCAGCAGACGGTTTTACAGTACAATTCTATATGTCAAGTTATGGACAATTTGTAGACAAAGGAGTTTCAGGAACTAAGACCAAAAGAACATTTAAAGACTATAAAGGGAAAGCAATTAAAACTCCTTATAGTTATAAAAATAGTAAAGGACACTCACAGCCACCAAGTAAGGCTTTAGATAAGTGGGTTGTTAGAAAAGGAATAGCTCCAAGAGATGCAAGCGGAAAGTTTATGAGTAGAAAATCAATAACCTTTTTAATTGCTAGAAGTATAGGGCGTAAAGGAATACAAGGGATAAGCTTCTTTCAAAAACCTTTAGGGCTTGGTTTAAAGCAGTTCGGAAAAGACTTACTAGGCAGTGTAAAAGAAGATATAATTAATAGCATAACAACAATTAAATAATGGCAACAACAATAACACAGCATCCTTTATACGATACTTTACCTGTAGGGCAAGAAGTAATGTTTACAGTAGGTAATACTCCGATAGTATCTACTTTTACAGGGGTTAAGTTTATAGCTGAAGTTCATATAAGTGATGGTACTCCTCCGAATCCATCTACTGTAAATGATGTAGTAGGTACTTTCAAGACTACTCCAAACAACGCAGGAGTTGGAATGTTTGACTTCAGACCTATAATTGAAAGTTTTGTTAATGCTCAGAATAAGGCTTATAAGTGGTCAGCTTTTAAGACTATATATTCTACTTACGTGCCTTTCGGAATACATTTAATTGATAAGTATGCAAGGAATACAGAAGTAATAAGATACTTAGTTGTAAAATTTACTACAGAATACATAGACGCATCAGGAGATTTAGTTGTTGATGGAACTCAAGATAACTCTGACTTGTACAAAGTATTCAATGGTTACTTAAAATACACTGATGAGATAATTTTATCAGGTAATAATTTTGGCTTTAATACTAAACTTTTTCAGTTAGGAGGTGGAGCTTCAGGACAAAGGTTTTTAACTAATGCACCAAGAACTCAATATGCTAATATAGAAGACTATGGAACTTTACCCTTTTTATCAACACCATTATCAAGCAATGTACCATACACTACTCTTATTCAGTTCAAAGTAAATATGTATGATTCAGATGGAGTACCTATAGGTTCAACAATACTTATAAAAAACTTAGATACAGATGGTGGATTTGATGTTTGGAGTGCTCATATAAATAGACAAATGATGTTTCTTGGTTGCTTTCCTGCAAATTTAAGGAATTGGAGTAGCGACTTCAATGCTGCTATTCCTACTTTAAGCTACTATGTAATATCAGCCCATAATAGTACAGGACAAACTATTTCTGATAGAATAACTATTAATATAAACTGTCCTAATCAAAAAGGATTTGAGTCTGTAAGACTTACTTGGCTTAATCAATGGGGTGGTTGGGATTACTACACTTTTAAAATGAAGTCTAGTAAGACTATCTCAACAAAAGGAAGTACATACCAACAGCTTGCAGGTAGTTGGAATGAAAAGTCTTACAGACTAGATAGCTTTAAAGGTGGTAAAAAATCCTTTAGAGTAAACGCTACTGAGAAAATAACTATGAATACAGACTTTGTAAGTGAATCCGAGTCCGAGTGGTTTGAAGAACTTATAAATAGTCCTGAAGTTTATATCTTAGAAGGCTTTAAAGATGATGCAACAGATTCTGCATTGAATCAATATGTAATACCTGTAAGACTTACAACTTCTAACTATACTAAAAAGACAGTAGCTAATGACAAGCTTATGCAGTACACTTTTGAAGTAGAAAAGTCAAAGACACTTAGAACCCAAGCAGTATAATGAGTGTTCAATTAATAGTATATCCTCAGAGCTATGACGGTTTAACAAACTCTAGTAATACTTCTAATCAATTTTTTGTAGATGGTATAAACTTTAATAATGTAAACGCTTCAGCAAATACTGCAATAGCTACTACATTAGCACAGGGAGCAATTAGCTACTACAATTCAATAATGGCGGTAAATACTTGGTATCGTTATTATGATACAGATAGTACAAACGTATATGAAACAGGAAGTTTTTTAAGGATAGCTTCAGGAGCAGGAGAACAAAACGGAATCATTCAGAAACTTTCAAATCTTACTATTGGTGCTGTTTATGATGTAGAAGTAAATGTAGGTGTATTAGTTGGTGCAGCAAGGCTATTAGTATTTTCAGGAACGACTTTACAAAGTACACACTCGTTATCTTCAGGAACTCAGACCTTACAATTTACAGCAAACTCAACACAAGATACTATATTAATAGACTCTAAATATATATCTATTGCAAATCTTATTCAAATAAATACAATAGGAGTAACGGCAGCAGGAATTTCTCCTTCTGGAGCTATTCAATTACTAGAAGATGGACAAATAATATGCGACCTTTATGAAGATGAAGACTTACCTTTGACTCTTAGTGTAGATGACTTTAAGAACGTAGCTGAGAAAGTACAGTCGTATTCAAAGGCTTTTAACTTACCTTCTACTAAAAGAAACAATAAAATATTCAATGCTATATTTGAAGTAACAAGGGAAAATGACGGACTAATCTTTAACCCTTATAAAAAGACTAAATGCGTTTTAAAACAAGATGGCTTTATTCTATTTGAAGGCTATTTAAGAATGCTAGACGTAACAGATAAAGAAGGCGAGATAAGTTATAATGTGAATTTATATTCAGAGGTCATAGCTTTAGCAGATACCTTACAAGATAGAGTATTTAGAGATTTAGACTTTACAGAAATTGAACACGAATATAATAGAACACAAATTAAGAATAGTTGGAATGATGCAACAACAGGAATAGCTTATACAAATCCAAGTACTTCAGGATTTAGAGATGCTTATAGCACAGTTAAATATCCATTTGTTGATTGGGATCATCAGATTATTGTAGCAGATAACCCTTCAGGAGGTGCAGGACCTACAGATGGCAATCCTCAGTACACATCTTTAGAGCAAATATTC